ATCATCAGGATGGTTGTAGAGCTGATTGTTAGGATCATTGCGATTGATCTCATCAGTAAATGCGCGTATTGCTAAGCCAATGGATTGGACGTACATTGGACGGCTGTAAGCCTCTGCTGCGCGGTCTCTTGTTGAACATAAAATTAGAAGCATCAGGTTTTCCTATTTGTAAGTTGTTGATTTTAAACGCTTTTTTTGGAGCTTTGCGTATAATCATTATTGAGTCAAATCAATGAGTTACGCTATTTTCCGCAAAAGTTTTTGAAGTTTTGCTTTGGTTACGGCTTCCTTTGCAGCAAGCCTTTCCGCAGTTTTTTCCTCGGGTTTTAGTTTAGCACGTATTTCGCGTTTGTCTTGAATTTCCTGCCACTCATAGTCGTCATTTTTTTGAATTAGTTTGTCGTAGTAGCGTGGAGGGGTGCATTTTTGACCGCGAATTTCTACGTAGTCGTGAGGATAAACGTCTGCGTGGTATTTTTCGAGCCAGTTAGCCCCTATGCCGGGCTTGAGGCTCATTCTGTTGAACTCAGGTTCTAGGGTAATAAGTTCTCCAGTTGCGAGGTCGCAGAATTGGTAGTGTTCTTCCTTTTTGATGTGTTTGCCTTGTTCCATTTGTCCGTTGTATTTTTGCATGATGTATCGGGCGACGTAGGCTGCCGATTCGAAAGTAACGTCTCCAACGGAGGAATAACCAAATGGCCAGAGCTTTTCAAGGTCTTTGGATGTATATAGGAGAGAATTAGAGGAAGTCCTTTTCCATAGTTCCTTATCATCGAAATCGAATCCGAAGATACAGGCGTGGAAATGAGGGCGGCTGAAAGTTGAGCCATATTCTCCAGCCATGTAATAACGTATTGTTCTTCCGGGGTAAGCTTTTCTGAATCGTTTGAGGAACTTTTGGAAGTCGGGGTAATGCAGGCTGCCGCCTGCTGGAAGGTGTTCGTTGTCATAGGTCAGGGTTATGAAACAGTTTTTTTCGTGCAATGAGGCTTCGTGCATGCAGCGCGTTGCCCATTGACGTGATTTTTCTAGCCTGCAGCCAATACATTGGCCGCAGGGGAGGTTGAGTTTCTCGACGTATGCATACTGCGTTGTCTTCGAAAATATGATGTCCCCCTTCGGGGTACGGAAGGCTTTGAGTGGGTGATAGCATGCCATGTCAGGTGGTTACTCCTATGCATCAGAGGCGATATCCGCCACGCATAGGGTTTCCCCTGATATTGAGCAAGTTTGTACGGCTAGTATTTTTGCGGAACTGCTTCGCAGATTGCCGCTTGTTAGCTTTTTTTCTATACATTTTTCAAAGTCCTTTTTGTGGTGGTTTTTTGGAGTTTTTAGGTGATTGGTGTCACCTAGCACAGTTACATCAAGTGGAGTAACTGTGCTGACCCCATTTATGGGGTCTCGGTGACGGAAGTTGGAGGGGTTACAGGCTCAGAATATGAGCTTGTAGGTTTGACTAAACCGAGCTTTTCAGCTTCGGCTTTATTGCTTGGATCATTGAGGAATCCAATGAGATTTGCAGGGTTGTTATCGAACTGGGTTCGAATATCGGCAGGCAGAGCCATGAAATCGTCTTCTGCTGCGATTATTTTGTTTAGCGCGGTGTGGTAGTCCTCCGCGTTGGTGAAGTCGCCGTAGCGCGCTTCTGATTGGTTTATGGGCATTTTGCCCGTAATACCGAATCGTTTGACGATCACATTGATGTCGCACTCTTCTTTATGGTGCTGCTGAGCCCGAGTTGGCTCCTGACAAGCCAGCCCGGACTCATTTGACGCAGCGTTGTGGTCGTAGTTGTGTTGGGTACGGATAAATACCGGAGCTGCCGGTATGTCTTTTGCTTTAGTAATCATTTGAACTTTCCAAAAGGTTGTAGGTAGTAGGGGAGGGAGTTATAGGTATCTTTCCCGACGCGTTTGATGTCGTTATAGATAGCCTTAGCTGAACTTGGGGCAATGCCCTGTTTGTTCAGATCAGTTAGAACGTCTTCACGTTTTTTCTTTGAAGCGTTTAATGCGCTGCCAGTATTTGCTTGGTTGGCAGACGCTTCGATTCCATCGAGGATGGTTTGTTGGAGGTCGCCGTTTTTGCCTTTTGCGTTGCCTTTTTGTATTTCAACTACCGTCTCGGCACGCGTTTTTGCGGCTTGGTCTTTGCTAAGTAGAGCGGCTGCGGCTGCTGCTTCGCCCTGTTGTTCGGTTGCAAAGTTTTGCATTTTCATGTTTTCGTACTGTTGGTAGGCTAGTGCGCCTTCTTTTGCGCTATTGCCTACTTTTCCGAGTACGTTTTCCATGGGTGCGGCTAATGAACCAGCTCCGGCTGCGCCTGCTGGTGTGCCTGCACCGCCTTGCGTGTATGCAAGCATGGGGTTTAAGCCGGAGGCTTTGAGGTCTGCGACGGTAGTTTGGTATTGCGTCGAGCGCATACGCTCTTGGAAGTCCATTTGCTGCTTCGATTGAGCAGCTTGGAAGTCGCGGTTTGCTTGGGCTTGAGCAGAGTTAGCGGAGTTGGCAGCGTTGCCTCCCAAAAGGGAGGACGCAGCTCCGATACCTGCTGAGATTATCGATCCCCACATGATTAGAAGTGATCGATTAAGCCCGGTACGCTATACATTGGCATTGGTCGTGCCATGCGTACTGAGAAGAATGAATCGAATATGAATTGTTGTCCGTTAGCTGCTGCGCCTACTGCTAGTGCGCGGTCTAACGGTACGTTTTCTTGAATAAACGATTCGTTAAGGGTTGGTAGTGTTGTGAAGTTTTGAGCGAAGTGCCAGCCGTCTAACGTTCCGGCTGCGGTGCTTCGCATTAAGCCAGTAATTTGGCTTGGCTTGTAGCGGTACTCTGCCCATCTTTCTTGATAGCCGAACACTCCGTTGTCCTGGACGGGATCGCCAGTTGCGTAGATTTCCTTGTTCAGGATGGCTTGTTCGCCGAGTTGCGCGAAAGCAGGGAAGTAGAAGTCGTACCGAGTTGAACGGCTCCACATCCGTGGTAAGCCTTGCTGGTAGGTAAGGTCAGCACGTACGCTGACCATGCCGATAATTACACCGTGCTCAGTAAACGATTGAGTAAAGCCATTGTTAGTAGCCAAGGCAGTGCCAATAGCACCAAGTGTACCGAGAGGGGTAGACGTGCCAGTAACAGTAGAGCTCGAATTTTGAGCAATCGGAGAGATATTGATGGGAGTTGTACCTCCGCCCAAGTACTCAGGACGTTGAAGACGAGCGTCAGGGGATACAACACCGAAATGACTGCGAATAATTTCAGTGTATCGAGTACCGCCTCGCGCGTCGCGTTCCAACAGTTTCTGAATTTGAAATGCTTGGCGAAGTTGATTGATAGTTGCTGCAGTTGCGTCAGATAAATCTGCATAAAGTCCCGATGTGTCAAGTGCGGATACGGTTAAGGCTGGATTTGCCCATGAAAGTTCGCCAGGTGCGTCAGATGCGCCTGCGGCTTGCATTTTGTAGTTATCGCCTTGTAGTACTCGCATAGTGGCAGTACCGCCACCGCTGCTGGCGAATGTAGGAGTGCCTGTTGAAGTAAGTGTTCCTCCGGCAATTTGGCCGAGAATTGGGGCTTGCGTACCTAATGGCAGCGAAACGCTTTCGCCTTTCTGAGGCCAAGGTAATGCGCTTGTGAAGTAATCGTGTCGTTTGCCGCGTTTGCGGAGTGTGTAGTTTGTAATGTCGTCGCCGCCGTCGGCGGTGTCTACGACAATCGAGTCTTGTAAGTTTTGATCGCGGAACCATTCGTTCCAGATCAAGTTGTAGGCGCGTGTCCATAGTGCGCCGTGTGTAATGGTCGCTTCTGCGCCCAGTTGTCCTACTGTTGGTAGTCCCATGTAGTCTTGGAGACTGTTTACTGCGTAACCGCCTGCTGGACTTGTTTGTGTTGGAATGATGTAGGAGGTTGAATCTCCGGGTTTGTCTTGTTCGCCCATGAATTTTTGCCAGTTGTCCCACAACAGGCGATTCGGGACGAAGAAGAAGAATGAATCGAGATGGAGGTTGTCCATCGAAGGGTAGAGCGGGGTGGCCATTCGTGCGAAGGCCGTCATTTTGAGATTGAATGTATCGCCGGGAAGTACTTCGTCCACATAGACCGGGATTAGCCAGCCGCTGTCGAATGTAGTTTTATGGGTTTTTTCTGCTTTGAATGAGCTGCGAGGAATGTCAGCCCGGGGTACCATGGCGAATTGGTGTGTACTTGCCGATTTGTTGCGGAACATTGTTTTTCCTTGGTAGTGTCCTCCGGAAGAGGGTAGGGGAGTGGCTCACTTGGTGATCCACCCCCTGCCTTTCCGCGAGGGGGTTTTGTTTATGTGGTTTTTGCGTTTTTGCCTAGAATGAGTAATTCAGGTGTATCTTTAATTTCGAATTTGGCGGTTGAGTCGTCGAAGGTGCCGAGCTCATATAAATCGAAATCATCAGGATGGTTGTAGAGCTGATTGTTAGAATCATTTCTGTTGATCTCATCGGTGAATGCGCGGATAGCGAGACCGATAGATTGGACGTACATTGGTCGGCTAAAGGCCTCTGCTGCGCGGTCTCTTGTTGAACATAATATAAGTTTCATCAGGATTTCCTATTTGTATGTTGTTGATTTTAAACGCTTTTTTTGGAGCTTTGCGTATAATCATTATTGTGTCGAATCAATGAGTTACGCTATTTTCCGCAAAAGTTTTTGAAGTTTTGCTTTGGTTACGGCTTCCTTTGCAGCAAGCCTTTCCGCAGTTTTTT